GGACACCAAAAAAGATCTTTAAAAGATAAGAACTATTGGATACATCCTGGAGTTGATGTCTCCGATATTAGAGAATTGTCCTTCCGATACTCAAAAATAGACAACATTCAAGACCATCCCTCGAAATGGTGTGGACCAGGGTTGAACTACCTCAGATTTTGCCAAGAGATTTATCGAGAAATCAACATTAATAGTCTCAGAAAAGCAACAAATAAGTGCCACATACTGAGACCTACTATATATGAAGGTGTTTACATAATATTACATCCAGGTCCTCTTTTGAAGTCTGGGGAGTCTTCAACAATAATCTGGTTCAAGATCATTGTAGTGCCGCTAGACAGCTCTCTTAAATTATCTCTTTTTGAGAAAAACAGGCATTGGAAGACATGGAATTACAGGGACAAGATATGGTCATCCAAGTGGTTGTCAACGGATAGCAACAGATTGGATCATTACATCAGAGCATATGATAGAGTAATAATGGCTTATACATCATATTGCTCAACTCAAGAGATGTCAATGAGAAGATTTGCTGAAGAAGATAGATCAAATACATTGGGATTAATGATTTTAATATATTTGGAGGATAAGCGTTCAACTAGTAAGATGATCCAAGATGTTAGATACATTTTTATGATGAAAATGTCAGTCTATGATCATAGTTCCAGGACTTTGGATCGTTTTAAAGTTCCAATTAGAACACCACTACAGCTTTATCTACTTAAAAAGATCACTCAATACTTGTCTCTCAGTTTCAAAGAATGTGTCACTAAACTTCGATTTGGCAAAATAAGAGAATACAGAACCTCTAGCAGAGTAAATGATAAATATAGTGGAGCTGATATTTCCTTAACACGAATAATGACTGATGGTCCCTCCCACACATTTGATCAGATGCTACATGAAGTGTATTTTTGTATGCTATTCAACAAAAATCAAGATAATGTTACACATGCTAGTTTTCAGATATTAACGAAAATGCTTGAAGGAGAATCTTCCCTTGAAGAAGTCAAACAGAAGACTAGACTTTTTGTTGGTCTCGACAAAGGAGCTTTTCAAGATGCACACTATTTAATAAACAATGACCATCGTAATCAGTTCTCAAGAACAGCAATCATACTTGGCTCAATTTTCCAGTCTCAGAGTAGAGCAACTTCAGGTTACAGTGGGGATACTGCATACTTATATGCTTCTAACCATTCTAGTCTCAACAAAACTTTGAATGAATTTGCAACTTTCAAATCAAGCTCTATGACAGAAAGATTAATTTATGAAGATTTAGATGATCGTACCAAGTCATTCGAAAAGAGACAAGAAGAAGAAGCTTATTATGATGGTCATGACATTAAGGACACCGGAGATGAAATCATTGTGGGTCGAGGCTTTCAAAGACAAAATAGAAGAAGGAGATGTGCACAAGGTGTCATTCAACTTATGACAGATGGTCAATTTTGCTCATTTGATGTCATTAAGAATCATTATGATCAGCCTGAATACTTTCAAGTTTTCAAGAAGAATCAAATTGG